TGTTTAAGACGTTGTATACCTTAACTGCCCAAGGCTTGTCCTGTGGTGCTGATGTTACAGCAGTTACAAGAGATGCTATAGCTACAGCAGCAGTTACTACGTTAAATATGTCAATCAAGTATCCCATTGTTAAGATCCTAAAGTTGGACGAGTGTCTGGGAAGTCTTCTGTGCTAGGCCAATCGCGTAGTGCCTGACGGTAAGCCAACACTGCTGAAGCATTAGGGTAATCAGAAACTGTAGCGGCTATGTCTGTGCGTTGTAATTCTTCGTCACGCCATCTACGGGCTTTTGTCTCAACTGAAATATTATTTTCTACTACTATTAAAGCCATTATTTAACCCTCGTATAAACAGTTCCGCCTAGCTCTACGCCATTGGCTGATTGGTTTGATGTAATCTCATGAATACCATTCGCTAACCCAAATTTCCCTCCAGAGTCATCGCCAGCGTCAACCATCCAAAAATCAGAACCGTCCCAAGTTAAACCCTGTGGCGAGGTGTATGGCACCGTAGAAAAAGACTCTCCTTGATAAACGCCTGCTGAACTGTATTTGTGTACAGCGTCACTAACCACTCCAGTGACCCAGAAATAAGTTCCGTCCCACGTAATCCCTGTGGGCTGACTGTCTCTAACACTTACTGAAAAAGATACGTTTTGATAAACGCCTGATGAGTTGTATTTAAAAGCTTTGCGATTTTGGTAACCAATAACCCAAAAATGAGTTCCGTCCCAAGTTAAAGCTTTAGCACTTGTTTCTTGGCCACCCACGCTAAATTCTACGTTCTGATAAACGCCGCCTGTACTCCACTTGGTTACCTTGTTTTGACCATCTCCAAGAACCCAAAGGTAGCTCCCGTCCCAAACGATATCCTCAGGGTCGTTGTGTGTGGAGGACACGTCAAAGCTACTTTGTTCCACCCCTGCGGTGTTGTACTCAACCACATTCTTATTACCGTAAGTTCCTCCAACTACCCAAAAAGAAGTGCCGTCCCACGTAATTCCTGTAGGATCAACGGCAGACGCAGCTGTTGAAAAGGTTGAAACCAAAGCCTTAGAAGTAGAGGCATCTGGGTAAACGGATAAATCATCCTCAAAAACACCCGCCTTTAAGTACACCCTGCCGTCAGCCAACGTAACAACATTGGCACTGTTGTTTAATATAACAACTTCATTTACCTGTGATGCGCTACCGCCACCGCCTAAAGTAATAGCCATCTAAAGCTCCTCCCATCCAATTGTTGCATCAACGTAAACCAAAGACGCTCCAGCATCTGCTGCAAGCTCTCCATCGTCTGCCGTTGAATTTATGTTTGAGCCGTTACGAGCTACAGTGACTGTGCTGGTTCCAGCGTTCTTAATGAATACTACATCACCAGCACTAGGACTAGCGGGTAGCGTAATTGTTACTGCACTGCCTGAGTTAACAATGAGTTGGTCTTTACTAACAGCGGTATAGTTTCCTGTCTTGACAACAAAGTCATTATAAGCACCACCAATAGTTGCAAAAGCTAGTGTACCACTACCGTTAGTAGTTAAGCTCTGGCCTGCTGTACCGTCACTTACGTTTAGGCGAGCAATATCTACTGCATTGTCGGCAATCTTAGCTGCTGTTACTGCATCATCAGCAATCTTGGCTTGAGTCACGTTATCATCAACAATAGAAGCAGTCACTACGGCATTAGAGGCTAGTTTAGCAGCCGTTACTGCATCGTCAGCAAGTTTAGCTGTAGTAATTGAACCGTCAGCTACGCCGGTAAAAACACTTGCGTCAACATACGCTTTAACTGACTGCTGTGTAGGCAGCAACGTGGCACTGTTAGATGCCATATTGTCTTCATCAACAAATGCAGTAATGGAAATAGTGCCATCTGAGATAGTCTCAAATGTAGTAGTTCCTGTTAGTGCAGCACCAGCAGCGTCTGCTTTAGTTGCTGATGCAGTTGCAATGTTATTGAACTCTGTGTCAATCTCTGTGCCTTTAACAATCTTAGCAGCATCGCCTGAAGGCAGGCTATCCTTTGCTGCAAAGTTTACTGTCTTTGTATAGTTACTCATTAAATTAATCTACCTAAAAGTGCTTCAGTGTTTAACTCTTGTATTGACAAAGAGCCTCCATCAATTGTTGCTTCAATACCTATTGTAGCTACTTTACCTGAGCCTGTAGCTTTTATACTAGCAATATCAATTACATTAGTTACGCCATATTGAGAAGTAGCTACATTGTATTCAGAAATTCCGTACTCAGCCTGATTACTTTTGGCTATAGTAAATGACTGTGTGCTATAGTCTTCTTTGTAGTCATAAGCCCAGTTGCCAATTACTTGACTCTCTGAACCACCTATGACCGTAAAAGATATTTCCTTTAGCATTTTAATCTTTGAAGGATCACCAAAAGACATAGGGTTTGTAAAATACTTTATTGTGTATGAAGCAGTGTCATCAAGAAATCCATCGTATTGATTGATGCCTTTAGAACTACCCAAGTAAAGTAAGCCATCAGCAGTTCTAGTACCACAAAGTAAAGATACGTCTTTCCATGTAGTGGCTCTATAACTACCGTCCTCTAGCGTACCTCTCATGTCAAACACATAGACTTCTGATGACTGTGGCAGCAACAGCAAGTAAAAAGAATTCTCAGGACTATAGACAGACTTAATGACACTTGTTATTTCTGAGCTTACTGCCGCCATTAAGTTGTCTCTAACATTCTTGGACACATTGCCAATAGGGTTAGACTTCTCTTGTATAACTCTGCCTAAGCTACGCAAACCAGAGTCAGACAGGAAGATCAAGTCTGTACCTATGGCCTGTATACTGTCTCTAGCAATACAGCCAATACCAGTAATAGTGTCTGATAGAGTCATACTAGCAGGCGTTGAAGCACCACTGTATATTAGGATACTACGCTTACCAAAGATAACTAAAAAGTTGTTAAACTCTTGTAGAGCTACAATCTCATCGTATCCTGTAGGCCATACAGTAGTTATGTCCAATGAACCTGATGACCCACCATGCCAATCATCACCGTCCAGTAAGTCAGACCAGTAGACTGTGTAGGAATTGTTTGCTACATCTGCTGCCCAAAGTCTACCAAAGGAAGCTAACACTTCATTGGCTGCTGGTGCAGCGTGTGCACCGTCAACAACTGCTGTAAGAGTAGTGCTGCCTGCAACGCTCATAAGTGCTGCATGTCCACTCTGGAAGAAGTAAACGTCATTGTTAAAGCTGACAATCTTCCAGTTGTTTGCTGTGATAGAGTAACCACCGGGAAGCGTTACTTCAGACAGCGTAGATGTCCCTGTAAATATCTTGTTGTTACCAGCAGAGAATACAGTTTTAGTTCCGTCTCTAGCACAGAACTCAAACACTGCTTCAATACCACTACTAGACCCTAGAGGTGTAGCAGAGCTAGTAATCTTCTTTATGCCTTTACGTGCTGCAATACGACCAAACTTGTCAATAACAGCATTCTCAGCTACAGAGGCAAAGGCTGGGTCTTGAGTTACAGGAGAGTCTTGTGTGTTAAGTCCCTTGAACCCTGGAGCAGCAATATAAATGTTCTGTCTTTGTTGAGCCATTAGGGTACCGTATAGATAAATTCTTCAGGATTCTTGTAGGCATCTAAAGCAATAGCATCAGATAAGTGTCTGTCTGCAATCAGGAAGTAATCCTGTGCTGTAGTACCCCCAGTTTCACCACGCTCTCTAGCTAACAAAGCTACAGCGTTGTGTACAATAGCGTTCTTAGGTAGAACTGTAGTCTCTGTATCACCAGACAATTCAGCTTCCCTAGCAATTAAGTCAAAACGAAGACTAAATACGCCTGATGGCTTAGGGTAAACTTTTACTTTAGTATCCCCATTAGTATTAATACCATTAAACGTATATGAGTCAGGACTGCCAGTTACTTCACCAGAAATATAATAAGCATTGTTAAACCAGTTAGGTGACTCATAGCGCATAAAAAAATTAGAAGTGTCATTAATAGCACTATACACTCTAACACGTTCTCCAGCGTTTGTCAAGGCATAATCTACAGTATCTGCTTCAGTAGTCACTACAATAGTTGTGCGTAGTGTAGACCACTGATGTGCATCTTCTACAGTACGTTTTGCGTCGTTAACAAAGTCACCTACCATCTTGCTGTAAGTGTTCTGTGCTACACTAGTTACTTCATCCTCTCGTAGCCTACGTAGTACCTCGTTGACTATGTTCAAATATGTGGTACTCATATGAATCCTTTAAATAAACCCTGTAATACTGAAGGAGGTTGGTAGCTTCTGTTTTGCTGTAACCTTTCTACTAACTCAGGTGCTTGATATGTTTTCTTAAACTTGTAATCTTCAAAGTCTTGTGGTGTGTATGGTACAACTCCACTTCCTTGGTTTGCTAACAGCCCAGTAAGTAAGCCTATGCCTAGACCAGAGCCTCTACCATCACCATCACCATCACCATCACCATCTCCATCTCCATCTCCATCTCCATCTCCAGAACCATCCCCATCTCCAGAGCCATCACCGGGGCCAGTGCCTGAAGGATCTCCAGTGCCTGTAGGGCCTATAGGATCTCCAGTGCCTGTAGGGCCTGTAGTGCCTGTAGGGCCTGTAGGGCCTCCAGTACCTGTAGGGCCAGTAGGGCCTCCAGTACCTGTAGGGCCAGTAGGGCCTGTAGGGCCCATAGGATCTCCAGTGCCTGTAGGGCCTGTAGGGCCTCCAGTACCTGTAGGGCCAGTAGGGCCTGTAGGGCCTCCAGTACCTGTAGGGCCAGTAGGGCCTGTAGGGCCTCCAGTACCTGTAGGGCCAGTAGGGCCTCCAGTACCTGTAGGGCCTGTAGGGCCTCCAGTACCTGTAGGGCCTCCAGTACCTGTAGGGCCTCCAGTACCTGTAGGGCCTGTAGGGCCTGAAGGGCCTGTAGGGCTAGTGCTGTTTAACCCAGCTACTCTGGAAGCTTCTGCAGCCGCAGCCGCAGCAGCATCTGCAGCTTCCTTAGCTAATCTAGCAGCCTCTGCAGCCGCTTTAGCATCCGCAGCTTCCTTAGCTAATCTAGCTGCTTCTGCAGCCGCAGCAGCTTCTGAAGCAGCTTTAGCATCCGCAGCTTCCTTAGCTAATCTAGCTGCTTCTGCAGCGGCTTGGGATTCTGCAGCTAATCTAGCTGCTTCTGCAGCATTATTAGCTTCTTGAGCTAATCTAGCTGCTTCTGCAGCCGCAGCAGCTTCTTGAGCTAATCTAGCTGATTCTGCTTCTGCAGCAAGTCTAGCTGCCTCTGCAGCAGCTTGAGCATCAGCAGCAGCTTTAGCATCAGCAGCAGCTTTAGCATCAGCAGCAGCTTTAGCGTCTGCAGCAGCTTTAGCATCAGCAGCAGCTTTAGCATCAGCAGCAGCTTTAGCATCAGCAGCAGCTTTAGCATCAGCAGCAGCTTTAGCATCAGCAGCAGCTTTAGCATCAGCAGCAGCTTTAGCGTCTG